CCGATGATGTCATCGGCCTCGGCACCGTCGATCTGAATGACACGATACGGGAAGAACTCCTTGAGCTCCTCACGAACCTTGCTGAGCGTGTCGAAGATCTGAGTCCAGTTGAGTTCAGACTTCTCACGGTTCTTACGGCGGTTGGCCTTGTAGTAGGGAAAGATTTGGCGGCGCCAGTTGTTACCGGCATCGCATGCGATGATCATCTCACCGTACTCGTTCTTGAACTTCTGGTTGTACGAACGAATCGAGTTGAGAACCATATGGCGAAGAAGATCTTCTTCGATTTCTGTATTGGTGTGGTTTCCAAGCTGAACCATCAGATTGGAAATCATTACCTGAGACAAGTCAACGATAATCATGATATATTACTCTTCATCCTTAGTTGGAAAATTATATGTGTACGCAACTGTATTGTCTTCGTTGAAACTGAACTCGAAGACGTTGTCGACCATCTTATGGAACGGATGTTCGAGACGGTATTGACGACTCACCATCGCCTTGATCGACTCCATCACCATGGCAACGTCTTTGATGTAGTCATCGGAGTTGATGTCTAGGCCGTAGGATCCGAACATGTGGATAAGGTCTGGAAGGAGATCGTTGATCACGCCCTCAACATGCTCTCGCCGAGCCTGTACTACCTTATCGACAATCTCCTCGACCGACTGAGGTGGTGTGTCTCTCTTGACACCAGGAAAAAGAATGACATTGTCCGTCACTTAATCACCCTTACCAGAATACATTCTTGGTTGATTCGCCCATTAGGCTTGCTTTCCGCTGTCTTTATATTTGAGATAAACGAACGGAGAGTTACCTTCCCGGCGGACAAGAGTGCCGTCAGGGATTCTTCTGGCTTTCGTAGAGTCTTCGACGTACTGGATTCGGTATCCCATCCAGTCAGAGTCGTTCCCTTGACTTGAATACCCGCAGGTCCCACCGCTAGGTACTGTGTCAGTTTGCGATACTTGGTGTTGTACACCCATAGTTGTTGACATCCAATAATTTCAGCCGGATGGACCGAGACGATCTTCAACGAAGAATCTTCCTTACGGAACTTCAGGTTCTTGACCAGATCGACAGCCGACTTAACCTTCTTCTCACGAGGCTTGCGTACCTTGACAGCCTTCTTGTTATTTATATAACGATCGATCAGAAGGACAAACTCTTCCCAATACTTCTTCAGTTTTGCACGAGTCTTCTTCATGGCCGGAGTGTCGTACTCGTCCGGCTCGTGGTCGCCTGCATGGTTAGAATAGTATTCGCGAATGGCAGATGCAGCCTGAGGAGACGTCTCCTTGGCCACAAGCCAGTCGTAGATGTTGAGGTCAGGATTTGTGTCGATCGCCTCTTCACAGTCGGTGATAAGCTGATAGATCTTGGCCTGTACACGGTCTTGAATGGTAACCGTCTGCTTCGGCTTTTCCTCGACCTCCTCGCGAATAGCAGAGGCCATGGATACAAGATCCTTGACACTGTTGTCAAGGTAGTCCATGTTCTTCTGCGGCAGTTCGTTGCCGTTGAGGATGATACGGGCGACACTACCGAGTGTCTTGGAGATCTTGTACTTCGGGAGCTTACGAAGCGCAGCCACGTCACTCTTAGTATAATGCTTCTTGACATAGGTAAAGAACCAATCACGCGACTGGTCCTCGGTGCTCATGTAGTTGTACCAGTTCAGGGCATCACTGAAGCTGGCAATTTGAATCGGTTCTGGACCATACGCCTTGTCGTCAAGGGACTTAATGGCCGAGCGCGAGATCTGTTTTGGTTTGGCTTTGGTTTTAATCTTGATAGCCACTGGTATCTTCCTTCGTGATATAATTCAATCTACCACGGTTTTTAAAATTTGTACACAACTATTTTTAGTACGAAGATATTTTGCGATCATATGCATGATGGCCTGGTGCACATCCTCGGTTGCCTCATACTCTGGAAGATCCACATGGATCGCATGGTGTGCAAGCTTACGCGTCTCACCACCTTCAAAGCCTGTGAGTGCAATCACAGTCATGCCTTTCTTCAACGCGATACGACACGCCTCGACCACGGACGGTGAGTTACCGGAGCTGCTGATACTGATGAACACGTCACCAACATCTGCAAGCCTCTCGAGCTGGTACGCATAGACCTGATCGTACGAGATGTCGTTCGAGATCGCCGTCATCAACGGGATATTGGCAGACAGCGAGATCACTCTCGGCTTAAACGGTTTTGGATCATCGATACGTGAACAACCCTTGGTGTAATCACACGCCCAATGCTGTGCGATCGCAGCCGATGCACCGTTACCTGCCGTGTATATGGTGGCGCGGTTTTCAATTGCGTACAGGATGGCATCTGCAGCATCTTGAAGTTTATCCAGGTCGATAGACTCGAGCCCGTGGTAGACGGCTACGCAATGCTGTTTGTATTCAGTCTCGATAGACAACTTTTGCTCCCTCGTGTGAGATGCCTACATCAAGGCATGTTCTATCTGAAAATTCTCGGCGAATCTTTTCTTTTGATTCGGTAAGCGCCAACATGTATCCGCCACCGCCGGCTCCAAGCAACTTAGCACCAAACGCACCGGCAGCTTTACATCGCTCGTACATAGTATCTATCTCGTTGTTCGAGATCTCGGCACTCATTTGTTTCTTAAGGACCCATGCAGAGTCGAGCAGCCGTCCATAATCATGGATATTTACCTTTTGTGTACCCTGCATATCTGCCATGTTGGCCAGTTCACGAATGGTAAATGTCTTAGCCTCGAAGTTGATCGTATCAAGGATCTTTGATGCGTGGTGCTCTACGTTCGTAGGAATCAAGATCATATAGTTCTCGATCGTATTCGAGTCAAGACGTTTTACATCAACACGTCCTTCGCCGAGCTCGTTAGCATACTTGATGTAGTTCATGCCACCGAACGCCGAAGCAAACTGGTCCTGCATACCGATCTTCCAGCCACACAGGTCGATCTCGATATGACAGGCGGTCTTTGCAACACCGTATGGATTCACATACTCATATCCAAGGTATGCAGACAGTGCCTTGACGAGAGCACAGGTAAAGGCAGACGATCCACCAAGACCGTTGCCGATCGTAGGGATGTCTGCGAATGACGTGATCTCGATGTTGGATTTGATTCCGAAGAACTTGAGTGCATTACGGACGATCTCGTTCTGGATATCGTCTATGTCTTCTACGCATTCTTGTTTCGAGTATGAAACCTTGATGTGCTTATGTGGTGTGTGCATGACAGCTACATAGACATATTTGTCGATAGCCGTCGAGATGGTTGCTCCACCCCACGTAGAAAAGTGGGCGGGGATATCACTACCCCCGCCGAAAAAACTAACTCTGAGTGGTGCTTTGGCCAAGATCACGGTGTTGTTCCTTCAATGATGCAATGAGACCCTTCCACTTCGGCATGATCGACTCCCAAGAGAATCGAGTATCAGCATATGCCTTGATAAAGGTGAGAAGGTTGGTCAAGTCGTTATTCTGTACGTTCTCGATTGCGTACATCAGAGTGTGAGCAAAGATGTTGGCATGGAGATTCATGTCCTCATGATCACCATCATACTGTACCGTCAACCCGGCTGAAGTATCAGTAAGAGCAGAAAAGTTGGGATGCACAGCCAAGCAACCAGCAGACATAGCTTCAATAAGAGATCTGCATGACGTCTCAGGCCAGATGCAAGGGTATGCAAAGATATGAGCTTTCTGATAGGCGGCACGTACTGTCTCCTGATCTGCCCAACCATGGTAGTTAATCTGTGGATGTTCTCTCATCTTCTGGAAGAGAGGTTCGAACTGTGCATCACGTCCTTCCCAGTTCTTACCATAGATGCCGAACGAGGAGAAGACGTCTAGCTCGATGTTGGGATATCGCTCTGCAAGAGCACAAAAGACAGGAACCAGAATCTCCAGTCCACGATGAGGTGTGGACGTATAAATGAGGCGAATCTTGTCTTTAGGCTTGTCAACAAACGGAATAGGCTCGACGCCCGTCTCGATAACGCAGCTATGATGGCTGTATGGTACTCCAAGATAGTCACGATATTGTTGATACTGCCAGTTGCTGCTAAAGACCAACTTGTGGAAGCGATCTCGAGAAGCTGGATCTTTAAGGTGTTCAGCCTCTGGATCCATCGCGAGGTCGTGAAGATGATAGATTCTAATTCGTTCTGGATCAAGCTCACGGACACGAGCAGTGATAATTTGGATTCCATCGAGCTCATCACGGCTAAGTCGGTGGAAGAGATTTCGAGTGGTAAGTTCTGTTCCACCATTCGATTCCTTGTTGAGTTCATTCAGTTCAATTAAGTCTTGATTATTCATCACTAGTTTCCAAATACCAATCTTCTGCTAGGTCTGCTTGCCAGAAAAATTGCTTGTCGTTGAAGGCCTTGTCGTCGATCCATACGTCATACGAAGGCTTTCCAAGCTTAACTTCATGGAACTTACAGCCCCAGTCGTTGAGTTGTTGCGTGGTGAGTTCGGTCCAATCCAATCCGGATCCTGAACCACGAGCGGTCCAATACTTGATAGTATGGCCTTGGTCGTATAGTTTATTTATCTCTTCAATACGGTGCGTGTATGGAACGGAAAGATCATAACGATGCTTTCCGTCTACGAACGGCGTGACACAGATCGTCTGGTCAATGTCTACGATGTAGATCATGATTCAGTAGTAAACCCAATAACCGAGTCATATCGGAATGAACGCCATCCCTCATTCTCTAGATCCCAGACGGCAAGGACGTCCGGATTCGGAGTCTTCTTCTGTACAGCTTCTTCAAGATCAGTCTGTGCTGGAAGAAGATCTGGCTTCAGTGTACAGGTCATCCTGCGTTCTGTTCCATCCTTCTTTACAAACAAAAGAAAAACTACATCATCAAGTAGTGCTTTCTTTAAATATTCATTCCGCCAGGAAGTGCTGTTCTGGCCGGTTGTAGTATTCAATGAGTCTGTCATAACCACCAATTCTTTCTTCATCAATAATAATAAAAGGGACTGTTCTTACATCAGGAAAGATTTCTAGGAACTCTTCGCGTGTAAGATCTACTCCGATCTTCATTTCCTGATAGGATTCATTCTTTTCAGAAAACAAATTTTTAGCATGTACACAATATGGACAATTGTCCTTTGTGTAGATAACAACCCTATGCCTCATCTGCACTCTTTCCTCTATAGATGTTTGCAGTTGCGCGTGGATCGCCGTAGACTTCATTGGCACGCTTCCTTACCATAGCCATGCTCTTGTTCGGACCAGGAACAGTAATCCATGGATTCTGTCCCTTTCTCCAGGCTTCCAGCTTATTCAATGCCTTTTCGATCGGCGACCTGTCACGGCGAGCTTCTCGCACACCGTCAACGATCGACCGACGCTGACCCTTCGATACGTAGGTCTTACGCTTTACCTTTTTACCCATTATATAACCTCACTTCTTGTTCTTACGTGCACCACGTGCTTTGCGCTTTGTTGACCCGATTTTACGACGCCCCTTACGAGGTCTGTTCTTTGATGGATGTGGCATAACGATTACCTCAACTGTTTGCTAATAGTATAATTATAATTGCTAAAATCGACCATCCCACGATACCAAGCGGTTTAGACTTTTTATGCTTATAGATTTTTGATCTTGTCTTTTTGAATTTAGTTATAGGATTCAAAAGAACTGTCTTACGTCCAAGTGGAGTAACGCGCGTAGCATATTGTTTAGTGCGACTGCCAGAATTTATGTTGGTACTAGCAGTATAACGCGTTGCTCCATTCTTCGTAGATCCAGTAGACTTAGACGTGGTGTGTCTAGTATTACCTTTATTCGTAATAGTTTTAGTAGTGGTTGTTCGAACACCACCTACCGTTCTCGAAGTTCTTTTGGTATATCCCATTATATATCACAACTCTTAAATTAAAGACAACTCATTTTCTCTGTCAATATACTTATACTCTACTTTTGTAGGCTGCCAAGCTTGGATTGCACTAAATACGTCGTCGATATTCAGCGCGCTGCATGTATAGACATCCAGTTGTGCTAATGCTGGTTCACACTCGTCCCAAACATGGAGCGCAATGTGACTTGTCTCAATAATAGTAACGGCAGTAAGACCCTGGTTTCCTACCATCTCTGAGTATACAGCGTATGGTCCCATCAGTATATTCATATCGATCTTCTTGACCAGGTCGCGCATCCAGTCTTTAATCTCTGGTACGCTGTACGGAGGATTTTCAAGTTCTGCCCTCACGATTAAGTGCTTGTGTTCTAGTACCTTACCCACCTCATAAAGTCTCCTGTTCGGGGTTGAAGAGTAGAGTCTTGACATGACTCGCTTGAATTTTGCAACTTACCCAGTTGTTATAATAGTTCGGATCTAAGATTGCATCATTATCAAAGATGTACTTCGTTTCGAAGTAGTTACACTCACCACGTGTTTTACATAACCTTAAAATGGTTCGGCGGAAACTCTCCTTGCCGAAATACTCGATGTCTTCCTTCAGAGACGAAGAAGACCCGTAATAGTCGTCCCAGTCGGACTCTACACGGATCTTCTTTCGTTTGCCTTT